ACGAATCATTTTTAGATTCTGCAACAATAAGAGAAAATGTTGTATCTCTTGCAAGAAATATAGGATACGTACCCCGTTCAAAAACCGCTGCAACAGCTACAATTAACATAGGTGATGTAAACTTAGGTGCAACGAACGATAGCACTCCTAAGTTCCTTACACTTCGCACTGGATTGGTTTGTGTTGGTAGTGTAGCAAATACAACTTATCGTTTTTCAATACCAGAAGAAATAACATCTTCAAGAGTTAGAGACATTGGTGGAACATCTTTTGCACAATTTTTAGATCCAATCACTGTACACGAAGGAACTGTTCTTCAAAGAGTATATCGTGTTGATAATACAAAAGAGCAAAGGTATATCATTGATAGTCCAAACATCGATAGTTCTACTTTAAGAGTATATGTTAAAGGTCCAACTGATATTGGACTTGGAAGAAAGTATTCGATGGTAGATAATATATTGAATATTGATAAAAATTCTGAAATATATCTTGCACAAGAAGTTCAAGATGAAAAATATGAAATTATGTTCGGTGATGGACTATTTGGAAGAAAATTAGAATCTGGAAGTATTATTACAGCAAAATATCTTGTAACTGATGGAGAGGATGGAAACGGTCCTTCTGAATTTAGTTTCCAAGGATCATTTACAAAGAGTGATGGAACACTATTTACACCAAGTGATAATGTAGTTGTAACTACTGTTTCAAACGCTTCTAACGGTGCCGAAGTTGAAGATGTGTCTTCTATTAAGTATTTTGCTCCAAGACTCTATTCAGCACAATATAGAGCAGTTACACCAAGAGATTATGAGGCAATAATTCAAACAATCTTCCCTGCTACAGAGTCTGTTGCAGTTGTTGGTGGTGAAGAGTTAGACCCACCTCAATTCGGTAAAGTTCAAATTAGTATCAAACCCAAAAATGGTACATTTGTATCTGACTTTGATAAATCTCAAATCAAAAATAGATTAAAGAACTACGCTATCGCTGGTATTAACTCAGAAATTGTTGACTTGAAAATACTATATGTGGAAATTGAGAGTAACGTTTATTATAACACAGCACAGATAGCATCATCAGATGCTCTAAAAACTGAGATTGTCGGTGCATTGAATGAATATGCAAATAATGTAGAGATTAATAAGTTCGGTGGTAGATTCAAATACAGTAAATTAAACACATTAATTGACCGTGTTGATAATGGTATTACATCTAACATTACAAAGGTTATCGTGAGAAGGGATTTAAAGGCTCTTTTAGATCAGTTTGCTCAATATGAATTATGTTTCGGTAATCGTTTCTATATTAATCCAGCTGGATATAATATTAAGAGTACAGGATTTACTATAAATGGATTTTCTCAAATTGCTTACATTACTGATGTTCCAAATAAAACTATCTCTGGTGCCTTAGATGGTAGTTTAAAAGGAACTCTTTCTGTCGTCACCAAGAATAATCAAGGTCAACAAGTAGTTTTGATAAAGGATGCAGGTGTAGTTGATTATAAAAAGGGTGAAGTTATATTGAATACAATTAATATTACGTCAACAGTGAGTGAAAATAATATAATTGAGATTCAGGCTTTCCCCGAATCAAATGATGTTGTTGGATTAAAAGATTTATATCTTAGTTTTGATGTATCGAATAGTACAATAAATACAATTAAAGATGTTATTGCTTCAGGTGAAGATGTTTCAGGAGTTGTATTCACAAGAGACTACTATACATCAAGTTACTCTAATGGAGATTTAGAGAGGAAATAATTTATGTCACATATTGACAAAAGAATACAAGTCAATACGATTATTGAAAATCAGTTACCTGATTTTGTCTTGGATGATTTTCCAAACGCTGTTGAGTTTTTAAAACAATATTATATTTCTCAAGAGTTTCAAGGTGGTCCTAGTGATTTAATTTCAAATTTTGATCAGTATTTAAAAGCAGATAATTTAGTTCCAGAAGTTATTGTTGGTTTTACTACAACAACAGCGAGTATATCGACCACAGATACTACAATAAATGTTTCGAGTACAAAAGGTTTTCCTTCTGAATATGGATTACTTAAAATTGATGATGAAATAATTTCTTATACAGGTATTACCTCAACTTCATTCACAGGTTGTATTCGTGGATTTAGTGGTATCACTGGATATAATGTTGGTATATCATCTTCATTACTTGAAATTAATCGTGAAAGTTTAAAATTTGAAGATACACATTCAAACACACATGAATCTGCATCACAAATTCAAAACTTATCAGTATTATTCATACAAGAATTCTTCAAGAAATTAAAGAAAACATTTTTACCAGGTTTAGAAAATAACGATTTTTCAGAAAAATTAGATGTTGGGAATTTTGTAAAATTTGCACGTTCTTTTTATCAATCGAAAGGTGTAGAAGAATCAATAAGAATTTTATTTAAAGTACTGTATGGTGTAGAATCAAGAATACTTGACCTTGAAGGAAATCTAATAAAACCATCTGATGCTGAATTTATACGTCGTGAAGTTATTGTTGCTGATTTAATTACACCAACTGGAGAACCACAAAACCTAACTGGTCAAACTATTTTTAAATCAACTGATTTAGCGACAAACGCTTCGGTTTCAGAAGTTGAAATACTTAAAAGAGAAGGAAAAGATTTTTACAAAATAGCATTATTTGTTGGATTTAGTGACAGAGACTTAATTGAAGGTGTATTTACGGTACCAGGTAAAACAAAAGTAGTTGGAGGAGCAGTAGCAGGTGCAACAATTATAGATGTAGACTCAACTGTAGGTTTTGGAACGACAGGGACAATTATAAGTGGTTCAAATTCACATATAGATTATACATCTAAATCTTTAAATCAGTTCTTTGGATGCACTGGAGTTGGTGTGGGTATAGGAACAGCAGAGGATCTAAGAGCAGATGAAACTATATTTGGTTATGAAAATGGTGATTTATCCAAAAGAGTTGATTTAAGAATTACAGGTGTTTTATCTGAGTTAGTTCCAATCACAGATATAACTCTAATTAATGAACAAGAAAACTTGTTTGTAAAGAATATTGGTGAAAAAGTAGAAAATGATGGTAAAAATTATAAGCAAATATTTGCCAACTCTTGGATATACAATACTGGTTCAAGATTTCAAGTAGAAATTAATGGTTCAACATTTAAATTTAAAACATTACTTGATAAATCTTCATTGAAAGTTGGCGATAGATTTGAAATACTTAAAAGAAACCAACAATCTGTAGTTGGTGGTGGTACAGTTGGTAGTATAGATGTTACTTTAAATCAAGTAAACGCAACAAATATTGCTGGTTTTACACAAGATCCAAATCAGTTATACGATATTCGTAGAATAGTAGAAAAAGTTTCAAGTTCTGGTGTAACTTTAGCAAAAGGTAATGATACAATTATAGCAGATACTTTAAATGTTTACGTAGATGGTAATGTTGATGGTTTTGCAGCATCAAACTCTTTACCAAGTTATGATATTAAGTCTAATATAATTGAAGAAACATTAGTCGGTGGAACCGATGCAGGATTAGATGGATTTAGTAGTCTTAATGAAAGATATAGTTTTATTAATTTTCCTCTTTCAAGAAATATAAAATTTATTCAAGGTGATGAAATTGTTTATCAACCAGAGGGCGAAGCATTTGTTGGATTGGATACTGGTAGAACATATTTTGTAGATCCAGTTATACCCGATGATCCAAACCAAGATATAACCAAGATAAGAATATTTAATTCAAATTCACAAATAGGAACAGCAAGCACCGTTCAAGTTGGTCCTACTACATCTACTACAGATGTACATAGATTTGTATTAAAAAGACATAGCACCAGAGTATTAGACTCAGATAAAGTTTTAAGAAAATTCCCTCTTTCTCAAAACTTGTTTGTACCATCACAACAAGATGTTCCTACAAATGATATTGGAATGTTAATAAATGGTGTACAAATACGTTCACCGATCTCTGATAATCAAATATACTTTGGATCTCTAGAATCAATAGACTTATTAAACTCTGGAAGTGATTATGATGTGCTTAAACCACCTATAATCGGTATTGAAACAAGTTCAGGTGTAGGTGCTGCAGCAGAGCCAATTCTTCGTGGAACTGTAAAAGATGTGTTTGTAGACCCACAACCATTTGATATTGACGCAGTAACTAGTATATCTTTAACAGGTGGTAATGGAAGTGGTTGTGTATTAGAACCAATACTAGGAACAAGAAATAGAGAATTAGAATTTGATAGTAGAGATGTATTTTTCAATGGTGGTGTAGATATTGTAAATGAGACAATTACATTCAAAACAAACCATAATTTAGTTGACGGACAATTAATTTACTACAGTGCAAATAATAATGCTCCTATTGGTATTGGTACAGCATATGATTTAGAAAATAAAATAAATGATACTCTATCTGATGGTGCACCTTACTTTGTAAGAAGTGTCAATCCATCAACTGTTAGATTATTTAACACAAGAGTTGATGCAATATTCGGTACGGCTGGTATTAATACCGTTGGTTTGTCTACAGATACTGCAGCGAGTGGTATTCACAAATTCAGAACTGAAAATAGAAATACCCTTGTTGCTGTAAAAGTATTAGAAGAAGGCTCTGGATACACTCATCGTAAATTAAGAGTCAAACCAGTTGGTATATCAACTACTTTAAATGTAGTTACATTCAAAAATCACGGATTTGAAAGTGGAGAACTTATAGAATACAGTGCGGAAACATCAACGATTCAAGGGTTAACAACAACCTCTTCATATTATATCAAAAAATTAACAAATGATACATTCCAGTTAGCAGATGCTGGAATTGGTGGCACTTCTATTGCTGACTATAATAGAGGTAAATACGTTAACTTTACAACTTCTGGTGAAGGATTCCAAATATTTAAATATCCAGATATCAAAGTAAACATTAGTGTTTCATATGGTTCTACTGTTACTGGTGATATTACAATTACTCCAGTCGTAACAGGTGAATTAATCGGTGCATATTTGTACGAAGAAGGTACAAATTATGGTTCAACTATTTTAGATAAAGAAGTAATACCTAAAGTTTCTATTGAAAATGGTCGATTTGCTGAATTTAAACCAA